TTAAATACTAAGATTTATGCACATTGATAGCTTTTTGTTATCAATTATTTTTATTTCTGAAATAAGCATTTTAAATATCTCATTTAATTCTTTCTTTTCTGTATCGTCTACATTTAGAATTACAGTTCTCAATAAATTAATATTGTCGTTCTTGCAAAATTTACTATTTTCAATTTCAATTAGTTTTTCATATTTTATAATCTCATTGTTTAAATAATTCATTCTATTTTCAATTTCATTTTTATTTTCGATATATTCTTTTTCTGTAATAATTTTTTTTAGTAATAGTTTCAAAAGTTCTTTTAGTTGTTTGTCTGATTCTTTTCTTTCTTTTTTTATATTTTCGATTTTATCAATAAATTCTTTCCCTCTATCTTCTTTTTTCACTTCGTTCAATTTTTGAAGTTCTGTTATTTTAAATAGTTCTTCAATTATTTTTTGATTTAATTTGATTTCTGAAATAGATTTTTTACACTTATCACATTTATATGAGTGATAACCACGAGTAGTGCTCTTGAACATTCTTCCGCCGCATTGGCAACGAACTAGAGAACTAAACATTAATATTTCAGTATTTGATTTCGTTGTTCTGTGGCGTTTTTTTAATCTTTCCGCAACTTTTTCAAATGTTTCTTTATCGATTAAAGCCTCATGATTTCCTTTAAAAATATATTTAAAGTCTTTTTTTATTTTTACAGAATTAGTATCAATATTATTTTCTCTTTTTCCGTAAGGCAATAGCCCAAGGTAAAATTTATTTTGCAAAATATAAATCAAACTTGAAAGATTAATGTTGTATCTTGATGAAATTTCTTTTATAGATGCACCATTCTTATATTCTTCAAAGTACATTTTGACTATTTCAGATTTCTTTTCATCGATGATGATATCGTTATTTTCATTTTTTTTATAGCCCATCGGAAGAAAACCACCTTGCCAGTTTCCTTCCTTAGCTCTTGCTTTTTTATTTGATTTTACTCTTATACTTGTTTGTTTTCTCTCATACTCCGCCAAACTGGCTTGAATGTTAAAAAAGAGTTTTCCAGTAGGGCTCGATGTATCCAATTCAGGCTGGGAAATTGAGGAAAATTTAATTTCTTTTTCGTTTAATTTAAAAACAAAGTTGAGTAACTCTCTTGTATCTCTTGCGATTCTTGATGTCTCAAAAACCACCAAAATATCAAAAGTTCTTTCTTCAATTTCTCTTAGTAACTGTTGATATCCTTTTCTATCAAATTTCCCACCAGATCCGACATCAGAAATCAATTTATAAACTTCATAATTTCTCAAGTCGCAATAATCTTGTCCCTTTTGCGTTTGATATTTTAAACTTTCATTGTCTTCTTGCATAGTTGTTGAAACTCTTGCATACACGATTGCTCTAAGACGCATTTTTTAACCTCTTTTCTTGTTTTTCTCTTAATAAATTTAGTTTATATATTATCATATTTATAGTTTCACTATTTTTCATTTTTCTCTCTCCTTATGCAAATTTTTTTGAGTCTTTCATCAGTTTGTTCAAGACTCTTTTATCTATTCTATTGCCTTGTTTTTGATATTCTAGCAAATCTTTTAACTGCTTTCGAGGATTATACTCGTCTTCCTCGATTAGTTTAATACATTGTTCCTTAAATTTCTTCCACTTAGTCAGCATCATTTTACAATATCTTTTGTTTTCTGTTTTAAATTGAGCTTCGTCTATGTAAACGCTCATGATGTCGTAGCAAGCGAAAACTTCTATGATTTTTGCAAAAGCTGTTTCTACTTCTTTGTAAGCTGATGCTATATTGCATCTATATTTTTCAATGTAGCTCAATTCAATTGTTTTTAATAAAGCATTAAACTCATTTTTTAATATGACGCTTTTATTTAAAACCTCTACATTTTCTCTTTCCATTTTTATCCTCCTGTTTCTCTCAATGCCCCTTCGTTTTTTTATTTTACATTTAAAGAATAATTTGTTTCTTTTTTAAATGCAGTTTGTTCAGTTTCATACAACTCTTTGTTCACTTCGATTGATTTTATTTCTAATTTCTTTTGTACCCATTCAGGCAAATTTTGAAACTCTTCAAATGTAAATTTTGCCTCTTTTGTTTTATATTCTTTGTATCTATCAAGCACTCCTTCGGGATTTGGTTTTATTGTTTTAGTAGATTTTCTCAAAAACAATATACCAACAGGTGTTTTTATTCCTTTCGATTGACCTGATTCGATTCCGATTGATAACATTGCATTTGTTACCAATTCGCTAAATTTATCAAATCTTTTTTTATATAATTCTTTTAGTTTTTTCAAACGATTTATTTCTTCGTCAATTGAGCCTATTCTTTTATTTGTTCCACTTCCACTCCCAAGATATTCAGCAAAGTTGTTATAAATATGTATTAAACTTGGACTTTTATCTTGTAGTTCAATCTGTAACATTTCTCGAGTATTCTCTAAAGTGCTTTCATCTATTTCATCATTTAAAAATTCTTCCTCTATAGCTTTTCCATATCCAGTTAATTCGTATAATTTCATTTTTATCACTCCTTTTATTTATCTAAAACGGAAAATTTTCGTTATCTTCATTTTCGTTATTTTTTTTAACATTTTGATTATTTCCAACAAAATCAAATTTATACACCCAAACGTCAGTAGTGTAAATCGTTCTGCCGTCTTTTTCATAGCTCCCTGTCCTAATGCTACCTTGTACAGCTATTTGACTACCTTTTTTAAAGTACTCAGCAATATTTTCTGCAGTTTTCTCCCATGCAACACAGTTAATGAAATCCGTTTCGTCTTTATTTCTTTGTACTGCTAAAGTAAATCTAGTGTTTCCTTTTCCGTTATTCGTATATTTTAATTCTGGATCTTTTGTAATTCTTCCGATTAATATTATATTATTCATATTCTTACGCTCCTTTTTCTAATTTTTCTAATTCGTATATTTTACGAGCTAAATTGCTCACTTCCTCATTTGACAAATCCGATAATGTTTTTGCTTTATGTATTTCAAAAAAGCTATTAATCATTTCATTGTATTTTGTAGTATTTCTTACGATAATATCCTCACCATTTTTTCTTTTTTCTTCTGCAGATACTTTCTTTTTAGTTTTTTCAGTTCCACTACTTTTTTGAGTATTATGAGTATTTATTGCATCGTTATCTTTTTCATTATCAATAGTAAATACTCCGCACATTAAATATTTTCTTGCATAGCTTATTGATACTCCTGTTGTTTGTGTCAAATCATTACCATTCTTGGGCTTCGCAATAATAACATCGATACTTTTTGTAATTTTTTCAACAGGATTTTCAACATCTATAATTTCAATTGTACTTGTTAAAAGTTCTCTTTCATTTTCAATCCGTATTTTTTCGTCAAATAATAAAATTAATTTATCTTCTTTCAAAAACGGTTTTAAAGCGTTATAAATATCTTCTGCCGAACGGTAATTATATTTACCAAATTCATTTCTGTTATCTTTGGTTGCTTTCAATTCAACCTGTATTTTGTTTATTTTTTCATAAATGTTCATATTAATCCAACTCCTCTAATTTTTTTTATTATTTTGTCTAATTCTTCCGAGATGTTTTCCAACCAAAAAGCCAAATCTTTTGCAAAATATTCAACCTTTGATTCTTTCCAACCGTTTTTATATATACTTACTCTTAGCCACTCAACGTGACCAGAAAAATCCACAAAAACTGTATTTTTGTTTTTTCCATTTTTAATAAGTGCCAACTCCATTATTTTTAATACTTTTTCTTTTACTTTATTATCTAATTTCATTTTTATTTCCACCTTTCGTTTTTTTGCATTCTTTAGCCATTTTCGGTGCTAAGAAAAGCACTACCCAACACAATGGTGGTATAAGTACCTCTCCACCAAAAGCGTTGTATCCCCTTTCTATTCTAGCGTATTTGAACGCTAAAATAGTTAATATTGCTGTTGCTGTTAGTTTAGTTATGTTTATCATTAATTTTTTCATAATATCCTCCTTAGTTTGCCCAATTATAAAGACCTTTTTTCAAACTTTTAACCTCTTGTTTAATCATTTCCACTTCGTCAGCTGTTAAGCCTCTTATCACATCATCAGTGGTGTGAGTATCAAAGCATAAATTACAATTATCTTTATCTCCTTTTAAAACTGCTACTTCAAACAGTTCTAAATTATTCACGTCAGGAATAATTGATATGCCATAGCCATTTTGGTAAAATTCTTTTTTCTGATGTTCAACACAGTAGTTAAATCTTGATTCTAAATCTTTCTTTGATTTCATTTTTTCTCCTTTGTTTTATTCCTTCTTAATTATTAAAAATCTTATTCAAGCACAGATTGCTTACGAGCTTGATAAAACATTAATTGACTAAAGTTCGTTAATTTTATCTATAATTTTGTTTATTTTTTTAAAATCTTCACTAATTACAACAATTGCAGGTTCGAAAAAGTCTGTCACATCTTCGATACTATGAATGCTTATTTTTTTATTTTTTACAGTTATTATTCCTTTTGTATTTTGTTTGGAAATATCTATTAATTTGTTATCTTTAAACTTTTCTAAGTTATTAATATCTAAAATTGCTGAAGAGATATTGTCGTTTATATAACTTACAACTGTCAAATAAACCGTTACAGTTTTGCTTATGATATTTTCTATATTTTTAAACAATTTACGATAAACTTCCTTATAGTCATTAATATCTGAAACGTCAAACTTGCCATCGACAATATGAATATTTCCTATAAAATCGTCAAAAAAATTATCGTCTCGTAATTGTGGTATCATTTTGTCATCTGTTTTGTGCAAATATAACTTCGAACCGTTTTCTTTGTTAAAGATTTTGATTAACTCCTCAATTTCTTTTAATCTATTTTCTAATAATTTTATCGTTTTCATTATAATTGTCTCCTTTATTTTATTTTTCTGAAAATTTTCTTGATTCTATTTCTTAGTTTCTTTTCTTCTCTCTCTTTTTTCACTTTTCTTTCGTTAGCATTTACTAACGCTAACGAACTAAAATCATGTTTCATTTTAATTCCTTCAGACGAGGTATAATTGTTAGCCATACCGTATGAAGATATTGAATGTTTTATATCAATTACTTTCTTATTTTTTATAAATTTATTTATTTCATCCTCATAATTTTCTATGTCTTCATGCAAAAAAAATATTTTTATTTTCATATTCATTCCTCCTAAAATAAATTTAATTGTTTTATTTCTTCTTCTTTTAACATTTCAGTAGTAGCTTTTTTATAAAACTCTTTCTCTACTTCAAATCCGTAAGAATTTCTTTTTAATTCTCTAGCTGCTCTTAATGTACTTCCACTTCCAGCCACTGGATCAATTATTGTATCGCCTGGATCCGTAAATATCTTTATTAATGTTTTTAACAAAGATATTGGTTTTTGAGTAGGATGTACCTTTGGATATTTTGATTTTGGATCAGGCTTCCACTCAAACCAATTCAAGATCATTTTGCCGTTATTATTAAACTTCGGCAATTTATCTCTGTAAAATACTAGTGCATATTCTGTAGCTCCAACAATTTTCATGTTAGCTTTTAACACTTGTGAGCTACTATGCTTTATGAATACAAGCGGATAATAATTATTAAATCCGTGTTTCTTAGCATATTTTACAAGCATATCAATTTGTTGGAATGCGCAGAATATTATCATTGCTGGAGCTTTTCCACGCTCTTTCGGCTCTTTTATTAATAATTTTGAGCAAAAGTGCATGTACTCTGCTAAATTGAAGTTAACATCAGTTTTAAAAAAGCTCGAATTTGCTTTCTTGCTTTCGCCTTTTTTATTGTCGCCATCCACATACCACTCTGGGCTACTTGCAAAAGCATTATTACCTAAATTATATGGAATATCTGCTATTACAAGTTGAGCTTTTCTTGGTATATGATATTTTTTATAATTCTGAAAATTATCATTGTAAAGTTCACAACGAATTTTCTTAGTAAAATGTTTATTATTTTCCATATTCCCTCCATTTTTAAAAATTTAATAGTGCCGTCTGCAGATTAACAAATGCATTAAATTAAATATTATAGGAGATCGCCGTGTGCGAAATGGATAACAAACGGCACAATCAAATCTTTAAATTGTGTTTTATAGACTTTTACACCTGTCTTTTTTTATTTAATCCTCTTTTATGTACATTGCATTTCTACAATGGTACGATGTTGCTTTGTCTTTGGCGACTTCGACTATTTCTTTGTATATATGATCTAGATCTTTATCCCACTCTCCGCAACTAAAGTTGTTTACCAACTCTAAGTTGGCAAATTTTTCTTCTAAATCAAAATCGATAATTCTATAAATGTTGATTGTGAAGTCACATCTCCATTGCGAAACGGTAACTATTACGTCATTTTTTTTCAAAGGAATTAGTGCGTGTTCTCCGCAGCTCAATTCCCCTTTTCTTTTAACGTATATCGCCTTTTTGGGATTCCCAAATGCGTCCCCAATTATCATACTGTCTCCTGTATTGCTATATGCTCCTCCTTGCTCCCACATGCATGGAAGCCCTTTTTTCGACAATTCAACTGCCATTTTCATATTTCTTCCTCCTAAATTTTTGTTAATGTCTTATCTAAACCCATTAGCGATAGTTGGCGATACTTAACTAATGAGCTTAGTAAAACACCAAGTCTTCTAAAGCAGTCTGTAAAGCTTTTCGGAGTTTCTCTCAAACTCTTTCTCTTGAAAAGATGTCGGTTCTGGATATAACTCTTCCCAATCGTCCCACATTTTGCCGTCTTCGATATAGTCATTTAAAATATCGGCAAGTGTTGTTGTCGGTGTGAATCTATCTTTTTCGTAGTAACACTCAACAAAATATTTCATTTTATCCCACAACTCCTCTTCAAATAACTTTTCATGTTTCGCTTTCAGTTCCTCGAATTCTTCTAAAATAGAACTATGATTACCTCTACAATCTTCTGCATATCTTTCGTCTTCTTCTGTTTCTTTATCAAGTACTGAGTCGATGTATCTATTTCTCGCTCTTTCCATGATTACGTCTGATTCCCATAAAGTCGTTTTTATCATCTCCTAACTTTTATACGTTTTTAACGTATAGATTATTTAAAAAAATTTTTTTATTAACTTACAAGATTATTATATACGATTTTTACGTATGTGTCAAGTAAAAATATTATTTTTTTGAAAAAATAGTGTATAATAGTATAAATAATAATATTTTATAAGGATAAAGGTGTACGTTATGAACGAATTAGGTATAGTTTTAAAGCAACTACGAGAAAATAGAAATTATACAATAAAAGAATTGTCTGAAAAATCAAAAGTTGGAAACGGAACTATTGGAGATATAGAACGAGGAAAAAATAAAACAACAATCAAAACATTAGAAAAACTTTCTAAAGCATTGAATTTAACAGAAAGTGAAAGAGAAAGACTTTTTTCTACATATGTTCCTAAGGATATTTCAGAAAAGATATTAGAACCTAAAATGAACAAGAGAGAACGGAATCAATTTGAAAATATATTAAATTCAGCAAGTCATTTTTTTAATGACGAAAAAGTCAGCGAAGAGGATAAGATGAAAATGAGAGATAGTTTACTTGAAGCTTTTTATGATGCTAAATCTAAGAATAAAAGAAAGTAATATTGGAGCGACGTATGAGAAAAGTTAGAGGAAAAAACATAAAATTAAGAGTAAAAAATCTTATAGAGAAATATAATACTAAGAATCCGTATGAGTTGTGTAGAAAATTAAAGATAACAATAATATGTCGTGATTTAGGCAAGCCAAAAGGATGGTTTCAAAAAGTGCTACGTAGAAAATATATTTTTTTAAATGAAAAACTTGATGAATATTCCAAATTAATTGTATTGTGTCATGAATTAGGTCATGCGGTTTTACATCATTCAAAAAAAATTGGGTTTATGAAAACAAATTTTTTAAATTATACTTCTGAACTTGAAAATGAAGCCAACGAATTCGGAGCAGAATTAATGAAGTATCAGGAAGTAGTTAGTTTTGAAGTTGCTAGAAATTGTGATTTAGGATTGCAGGCGTTAGAAGAAATGAAAAGATATATATAATATTAGTATATTTGTGCAAAAAGCATTGACAAGGCTGGCGGAGTTGAAAAGTAGGTTTGAAAAATGATTGTTAAAATATCAAAAAAGTTGTAGAATAGGAGAAAAATGGTAAGAGATATAAAACACAATAAAAATACACTTAGAGAACAACAAGAAAAGGAGTTTATAAAGAAAATGGAACATATAGAAAGAAATGTGCCGAGCGTTTTTCTTATAAGTTTCTTTAAAAGTGTTTTGATAATTTTTAATACGATGACATTACTTTTTAAAATTAATAATTTTAATGAATGTATTACTTTGCTTTTTTTTGGTCTTGTTAGTATATTATTATCGTTAACAGAAAAAGTGAGTAGCGGAAATTTTGAAATAACATTAATTACGAAAGTTTTTTGTTGGATATGCATTGCACCTCCGATTTTGTTGACATTTGTAGTTTTTAGTGCTAAAATAGATGTAGAAATAGTAAAACTTTATTTTAAACCTCAAATATTAGCAATTATTATAATTTTGTTATATTCGTTTTTATTTTGTAACTTCGGTTTAAAAAAAATAAAAGGAGGTATTTTATAATGTTTTTAATTTTAGTTTATTCAATTACAATTTTAATAATATCTTATTTAATAAGCAAGATTTTCTATTTTGTAAATTATTGTGGCTTAAAAAAGATAAATCTAAAATATATACTATTACTTTATATTTTTCAAGATATTTATATTTTAATTTTTGCTATTCTTGCTAAAAAAGAAATAACAGAAAATAGAAAACTATATTTGAAAAAAATAGAATATGTTAGCAAAGAGAACAGAGAAAAGATTTTAGATTTAATGTTTAGTTTTAAAAGTATATATTTAATGTTAAATAACGAAAAACAAGAATTGATAAGAGATATGTATAATGAATTTGTTGAAGAAGAAGAAGAAAAGAAAAAAGAATTAAAGAAAAAGAAAGAAAAAATATCAGAAATTTTTAATAAAATCTTAATTGGAGAAGTAAAAAAATTTAATCAAGCACTTCTGAGAGAAAGAAGGGTTTGAGTATTAACCATGAGAAACTATGTTTTTTTATTAAACTATAATTGGTATTATAAAAAATCATAAGAAGCTGTAAAAGGCTTCTTTTTTTTTACTTGACACATACGTAAAAATCGTATAAAATAAATGTGAGGTGAAAAAAATGGAAAATATGGAGATAACACGAAAAATATATTCTAAAATAATTTTTAGTATTAGAGATAAAAAGATGACACAAAAAAAGGTATCAGAAATAATAGGAATGAAACCACAAACTTTTTCTGATAATCTAACTAAGTTGAAAGATGGGAAATTTCCTTCTGTAGAAACATTAAAGAAATTGCAAGACGCTTTAGAAATAGATTTAGGAATAAATTTTTTTTAGCTTTTTTATACGTTAAAAACGTATAATATAAAACTAGAAAAGAAAGGAGGTGTGAGGGTGGAGAAATGACTTTTTTAGAAAAAAACACAACTAAACTCAGAACAATAAAAGAAATTGAAACAATTTTATCTGAGAACAATATAGGCATAAACGATTTTGAAGAAATTGTATCGCAAATAAGAACGGATTATAAAAATAATCCGCTTGATTCTAAAAACATCAAAAGAAAATATATTGTATATAATTTTACATATATAACAATAATCATTGTTTTTCTTTTGATTGTGTTTCTTGAGTTTTTTCAAAAAATCTGAGTAACAAAAAAGCACTCCGAAGAGTGCTAGGAAAGAAGAAAAATTAATACCATATATTGTGTTTATTATAGCACAATATTTTAGAAAACACAATATGTAGGGAGAAAGGAAAAGAAATGAGAGATATAAGACAAAGAGGTTGGTTTTGGATAGAAAACGAATTAATCGACAGAACAGATTTATCTTTTGAAGAAAAAGCGATGTACATGATTCTTGCTAGATTTACGGATAAAGATGGAAAATGTTTCCCAAGTATAGAAAAATTAGCCGAAAGTATAGGGAAAGATAAAAGAACAGTTATAAGATACATAAAAAAATTAGAAGGAAAAGGATTGATTGAAAAAAAAAGGAGATTCAATCAAACGAATGTTTATTATCTTAAAAATGTTGCTTTTGATAGTGACAAAAATGATAATGACAAAAATGATAGTGACAAGGATGTCACTTCCCTAGGTGACACTGGTGTCACTTCCGATAGTGACAAAAATGTAAATCTAACAATACCCATAGAACAATACCCAATTAACAATACCCAATATAAAGAAAATAAACAAAAGAAAAAAATGAGTAATGTTGAAAATTTTGTGATGTTGTTGGAAAAAACAGAAAAATACAAAGAGCTAGTTTTAGAATATATTAAATATCGTAAAGAAATTAGGAAAACGATAAAGACATTAGCTCCATTAAAAAAATTAGTTAAAGACTTTCCTGGTGAGAATGAATTAGCTGAAGCTATAGAAATTGCAAGAGAAAGAGAATGGATAGGCTTAGAGCCTGAATGGGTAGAAAATCATAAACAAAGTGCAGGAGGAAGAAATGGATTTAAAAATACAGGAAGTAATAACGAAAAAGGGTACGATAAACACAATGATTACAAGCCAGACTACACCAAAGGGTTCGAAGACTGGAATTAATCTCGAGTTTATCACTCAATCACAAGTAAAGAGTAAAAAAATAGAGCAATTTATGAGATTTTCAAAGCTCACAAGTCAAGATTGGGTTAAAAGATTTGAAAATGCAATTGTTGAATCAGATGAAGAAAAAGAATACAAACAGTCATTTGAGAGATTCTGTAAGAATTTTGAAGTGATTAAGGAAAAAGGTCTTGGGATAATCATGATTGGGAATCCTGGAACTGGTAAGACTTACTACACTACTTGTATTTTAAATGCTCTAATTAGCAAGTATTTAGTTTATAAAACAAGTTTATCTAGTTTATTAGACGAGATAAAAGAAACTTATAAAAATGGAGTTGAAAATGAAGATTTTATTTTTGAAAGATTATTAGAAGCTGAATTAATTATTTTCGATGATCTAGGAAATGAATTTTTAAGCGATTGGGGAAAAGAAAAAATGTTCTCAATATTTAATTTTATTTATGAGAAAAATAAATCTTTGATAATAAATACAAATCTTGATTCAAAGCAATTATCGAATTTTTTTAATATAAATGGCAGCGATAAGTTGTTGGATAGAATCAGAAGTAAGTGTAAAGCGTACGTTTTTGATTGGGAGAGCAGAAGAAGAGATTTGCATAAAAAAGATTTTGAGGAACTATATTAGGAGGGGTGAATGAATAAAGAGGATTTTATTCAGAGAATTGAAAAATTATCAATAAAAAATGGGATATATAGAGTCTTTGATGATTTTTGTACATTGTCAGCTAGTGCTATAAGTGCTAATTGTGGAAACAGGGAAATGGAAAAAAGATATTTGGATACAATTGTTAGATACGACAAGGCAGAACAACAAATCTTTGTTGAATTATTTGCAGTATTTAGCGAATTAGTGCGAATGGAACCGTATAAAGATTTGCTAGGTGAATTGTACATGAATTTGAAAATATCACAAGGTAATATTGGACAGTTTTTTACCCCACAGCATATCTCTAATTTAACTGCTGGATTAAGTCATAATAAAAAAGAATTAATCAACGAAGTTATAAAAAAAGGAATTATAAAATTTAAAGAGCCGGCGTGCGGTGGTGGAGGATTACCACTTGGGTTTGCTAAAAAAGTAATGACAGAGGGATTAAATCCGCAAAAGATAGTTAAATTTTATTGTAATGACATCGATCCGCTTTGCGTGAATATGACTTATATTCAGATGTCTTTAAACGGATTGAAAGCAGAAGTGACAAGAGGGAATGGCTTAAATTATGAAATTCTTGAAAAACATATTACGCCGGCATTATATGAGGAGAGAAAATGAGTGAACAAGAAATTACAGAATTAAAATATAGATTATTGAAAAGCAATAAATTTAGTGATGAACAAATTGATGTGGTCGAATATGAGATATCAAAAATTTTGTCAAAAAGAGATAGAGCTTTAGTAGAAGTAAATGGAAATGGTAATTTAGAATTGACTAAACACTTTCTTGTGACTAAAAAAGTAAATAATTTATCAGACAGGACATTAGAAGCGTATAAAGGAACTATTGAAAGATTCCATATTTTTCTTGCAGGAAAAAATTTTTTAAAGGTTACTGAGCATGACGTTAGGATGTTTTTGGGTGATTTACAATTCAATCATCAAGCAAGTGCTGTGACTTTGAATAATGTCAGAAGGAATTTGAGCAGTTTTTATAGTTTTTTGAGAGATTATGAATATATGAACCGTAGTCCATTCTCAAAAATTCCAAAAATAAAAGAACCTAAACGTCAAAAAGAAGCTTTAGAAATGAGGGAAATTGAATTGATTAGAAATTCAGTTTTTGAATTATTTACGAATAAAATTAAAGCATTAAGATTTAGAGCAATATTTGAATTACTGTTATCAACTGGAATAAGAGCCGGTGGATTGGTTAACATTAAAGAAACAGATGTTAACTTTGTAAAAAGAAGCATTAAAGTTTTGGAAAAAGGGGACAAAGAAAGGATTGTATTTTTTAATGAAATTACAGATATTGCATTAAAAAATTATTTGAAAGAAAAAGGTACAAAAGCAGGAAACGAAGGATACTTATTTACTAACGAATACAACGAGAGAAAAATGGGAATAGGAAAAGTTGAAGAAATCTTGAGATTTGTTGGAAGAGAATTAGATATCAGATTACATCCTCACAAATTGAGACGTACTTTTGCAACAACGGCAATAAAAAAAGGTATGTCAATGAGAAATTTACAAAAATTAATGGGACATACGAATATTGCTACTACTCAAATTTATTTGGACACATCAACAGAAGAGATTGAAGAAGCTTATAGAAAAATATTTTAAGGAGAATTAAATGAAAGACATTATAGAAAACCTTCGTTTTGAAAGAGAAACAAGAAAGAAAAATGCAAAAAAAATTACAAAAGAAGAAATTGAAAAAATTATATTTCTATCAAATGAACAACAAATGAGTGCAAAAGAAATAGCTGAAGAATTAGGAGTTGCAGAAACTCGAGTAGAAAGAATTAAATGGAACTTAATGACAACTAAAAAAAGATTTACAGCAAGAGATCGCAATGTAATTTTAAGAATGAAAGAGCAAGGAAAAAGTTCAGAAAATATAGCTAAGAGACTTGGTGTAACGACAAAGAGAGTAAATAGGTTTCTGGAAAGTGTACGTAAAAAAGAAAGGATGAAAAATGGAGAAAATAAACAAAGTATATAAAATCAGGAGGAAATAAATGATAAAAGAAAAAGTAAGGGTGAAGATTATAGCAATAGATTTCAATAGCCGTAAAGGCTGGAGATTATATCACAACGAGGACTTATATGGAAACACAGAAATTATAGATGATAGGTTTTGGAACGATGTGCAAGAAGGATATTATAGTTTCAGCAAAGGTACAACTTTAATTGCTGATATAGAATGCCCTTGGAAAATTGAAGAACCACTAAAAATTTTGAAGGTGCATGAGGTGATTTATAGTGATTAAGCTGGAATTGCCAGTTTACTGGCAGACTAGAAAAAATAAAATAACTCTAATGAGCCTAAACTGGTACAGAAATGAGAATGAGTATGTTAAGAACAAAATAAAACATGAATATCATGACTTGATTAGATTGAAACTTTTAAAAAACAAGGAAAAAATAAAAGGGAAATATCAGGTCCGATACCGTTATTTTTACAAAAATTCAACTAGCGACCTTGAAAATGTAGCTTCAGTAATTGGGAAATTTCTGAACGATGCATTAAAGGAACTGGGAATAATTGTAGATGACAGTGTTAAATATTTAGTCAATAGTCAACTAATAGTTGACAGTTGCGATAAGAAAAATCCGAGAATTGAGATAGAAGTGGAGGAAATTGAATAATGGACAGGGTGTGTCTTGTTTCGTTTTTGTTTCAAAAAGAGTTTAATAATACGACTTACGGACATATTAAAATTGCTTTGGAAAAAGGGAATTATACAGAAGATGAATTAATAGATTTTTTTGTTGAAAGCATAAAAATAAATTTTGATTTAGAAGAAGATAGGGGAGTAGTAATAACAAATATAATCGACATAACAAAAATAAGAAAGGAATTAGAGGAATAATGGAAGCGTTAAAAACATTCGATATAAAGGAATTACTGAGAAGACAAGCAATGCTGGATGAGAAGTTTAAAGATAAAATGGGGACGGAAGAAATTGATCCTAACAAAATTAGAGTGGCTTATATAGATGAGGTTGGCGAATTTATTCACGAATTAAAGCCAAAATGGTGTTACTGGAAAAATAATTTTAAAGAGACGGACAAAAGAAAAACATTAGAAGAATTAAGTGATTGCATGCATTTTGCATTAAGTCTTAAAAATAATAAGAAAGGACAGGATTTCTTGAGTAAAACAGTTTGGAGCAAATTTTTAGGAGGGGCAGTCGTTCTAAGTGATAAAATAGAAGAAAATTTAATTCAATTAAGTAATATTTTAAATCTTGAATTTTTAAGTATATGGTTTGAGTTAGTCGGAAAAATATTAGAAAATTTAGATGTTTCCCAAGAAGAGTTTTTGAAAATACATCATGGGAAGTGGCTTAAAAACATGAACGAGAGAACAAAAGAAAGTTATTAACTTATGCATGTACAAGTTAAAGTGCATAAGAAAAAACTAGGAGGAATATTAATGAATGAATTAATGAATATAGAAAACAGAAATACATTGACAAGTTTGGAAATAGCAGAAGTAGCAGGGAAAAGGCACGATAATGTTTTGGCAGATATTAGAGATGAAATCAGCAAATTAGGGACAGAAAAAGCCGTCCTAATATTTCAGGAGAGCCATTATAAAGACGCAAATAATCAAAGAAGACCAATGTTTATTTTGAATTACAAAGGAGTTTTACAACTTGGGGCAAGATACAATGCTAAAACAAGATTCAAACTTATTGAAAAAATTGAACAACTTCAAAAACCAATGACAGTAGAGGATATGATCATATTGCAAGCAAATGAAATGAAGAGTGTTAAGCATAGAATTGACATCGTGGAAAACAAAGTTGACAACGAGATAAGAATAGATCATACGGAACAAAGAAAATTACAAAAAGCAGTTTCAATAAGAGTTTATCAAAGACTAGATGTGATAGATGCTGACAGAAATTTAATGTTTCCAGCAATTTACAGAGATTTAAAGGACAGGTTTGGAGTTGCAAGTTATCGTGATATTAAGAGAAAGGACTTAACTGAAGCATTAGCATATGTGCAGAACTGGATAGAAAAAGCAGAATTGAGAAATTGATTGGATTAATAAAAGGACAATGACAACTGAATAATAACTGTGATAAATAATTTTGAAATTTTTAGATTTTTAGGTATAATAAATATTATTAGAAACAGGAGGTAATTAATGAAATATAAGAAATTTAGAATAAGAAATTATAAGGCGATTAAAGATTTAACAATAGAATTAGATAATCAAAATTTGGTTCCAATAATAGGTTTGAACGAAACAGGAAAGAGTTCTATCTTACAAGCAATATTTGCATTTGATTGCTTTAATGATAAGCAATATAGTGGCGAATTTATAAATTATGAATATATAAAAAATAAATTTGAAAATAAACAAAATCCTATTATCGAAGCCGAAATAGAAAATATAAATAAAAATGATTTGATAGAAAACGCAATAAAATATATAATTACACAAAAAGAAGATTATTTCATTTCTAACAGCCGATACAAAGATAATGATGAATTTAAAAAACATCAATATTTAAATTTTATTCGAGATAAATTATTAAGTTTTATGGAAAATGTATTTTTTGATATAAAAGAAGATAGTTTAAAAATCACAAGAGAATTTTCAATTACTCAAAATGGTATGTACAATAATAGATATTTAATATCACAATTAAAAATCAAGGAGTTTAATGAAACAATATCAATAAATGGTTATTCAAACGAAGAAATTTTATTTTATATACCAAAAGAAGAAATAGAACAATTAATAGGAAAATCAATTTTAAAATATTTACCTCATATAGTATATATTGATGATTTTAAAGATGCAATTCCAAATAGAATCAAAGAAAACGATGATTGGTATTTGTACATCGAGGAAATATTTTCTAGAAATAAAATGAATGTAAATGACTTTTTGAATAGTACTTTATCAGATAAAGGGACAATGTTGGAAGATATAAAATATGAACTTAATGAAAATCTAGCCAATTTATGGGATAAAATGCACGAAAACAGAATAAAAGAAGAATTTAAAACTATAGAAATTGATTTAAAATACGAAGATAAAGAATTTCAATTTTTAATAAATGATTTGAGAGAAAAAAGAGAAAATGGAAGACCAAGAACAGTAGTGTTTCCAGTAAATATGCGTTCTAAAGGATTTCAGTGGTTTTTCAATTTTTTCATTAAAATGAAATATAATTGGAAACATATAAGTGATGAAAATTATGGGAGTATAATTTTATTGGATGAACCAGGAGTATATTTACATACAACTTTTCAGTCAGAATTAGTAAAAATATTGAAAGAATTATCGTTAGAAAACAAAATATTCTATACAACACATTTAGAAAATATGGTTAATCCAAAAGTAATAAAAATAAATCAAGTTCATATAGCAAAAAGAAAAAATGAAAAAGTGATATTAGAAAGAATCACTAAAATTGAAGACAATAAAAATTTAGGAGAAATGACACCGATAATAAATGCTTTAAAAATAGATAATTTTCCATTATTACATTTTAATGAAAAAATTATAATAACAGAAGGAATGACAGATAAAATATTTCTAGAGATGCTAAAAGAAATTGAATTGCTGGATACAAATATAAAGATTATTCCTGGTGTAGGAGTTACAAATCTTAGTATTTTAATAGGTTTATTTAGTGGAATAACAGATAATTATACTGTAATTTTTGATAATGATGATGAAGGAAGAAAATTTTTTGAAAAATATAAAAATGAATACGGTGAAAGAGAAAGCAAGAAATGGATATTGCATAAATCAAGGGATAAAGAAAAAAAAGATATTGTATTAGAGAGTTATTACAGTCCCAAAATAAAAGAAATTTTAGAAAAATATCCAAATGGAATAAAGACAGGATTAATAGAGTTTTATTACTCTGCAACATCCGAAGAAAAAGAAATGTTTTATAAAGAATTAAAAGATTTAAATAGGAAAGGAGAGGATATCCATATTCTTATAAATCAAATAAAATCAAAATTGAAGTAAATTGAAGTCACAGTTATTAATTTAGCTGTGATTTTTTTATTTGGAGGGAAAATGAGAGAGGACGTAGTTAAAAAGATAAAGAAAAGATTATTAGAAGGAAACGAAGTGGGTGCGAACGACTTTGACATAATGAAAGTAAATGCAGAGTTGTTTTCTGGAATCAGATTCGTTAAGAAAAGGAAGGTGTCGATTAAGTGGCTTACATGGAGATAGCGAATGAAGAGATAGTGATAACATTGCCGGTTGAAAAAGTATATCCAGGATTGAAACAACAGATTGAGGAACGCTTAAATCATTATCTAATTAAAGTTATTCCTGTTAAGCGGTTATCAAAGGCACAAAATGGCTTAATACACGTATTATTAAAGCAATTCGGAGAAGAGTTAGGTTGGACAATGCAAGACATGAAAGAGTATCAAAAAGAACAATTTGCATTGAGTAGAGATTTAGAAAAATTTTCGACAGCAAATTGTGATATGGAAATGGCTAATGATTTTATAGCGTTTATAATAGAACAAGCGTTAGAAAATGAAATAAACTTGTATGTGCTCAACAAACACGACAATAGGTATAAAAGTATACTTAAAGTTGATAAAACGACAGAGAGATATGTTATAGCTTGTTTGAGAGCGAAGACGTGTGCAATTTGTGGAAGAAAAGGGGTAGATTTACATCATTGGAAAACAATTGCGAGTGCCGCTGGAACTTATGAGAATGACGATGGACTAAAAACACCATTTATGAGCTTATGTAGAATACATCATAATGAGTTTCACGAAATTGGGCAAAAGGAGTTTGAAGAGAAATATCACATCGAAGGCGTGTGGTTGAATCCACAGTTGGTTTATGAATTACTAGAAGTTTACCCTAATCACTTTAAGTTGTTTAGAAAAAGGCTTAAAGAGGGGTATTATAGAAGGATTATTAAGGAGGAGTAAATGAAAATAGCAATATTATTAATATTATCAGTACCAATTTTATTTTGGATTGTATTTATTTGGGATATATTTGAAAATGCAGTTGAAAGAATGAAGGATTATAATCTGCTTGGAACATTAATGAGTTTAGGTTTTGGAGTGCTTATGGCTTACGGATTGTATGAGTTCTTATTGAAAATAATAGATCCAGGATAAATTTATTGGTGTTAGAAAAAACGGAAACAGGAGAAAGTATGAAAAATAAGGATAGAATGCAGTTTAATTTAAAAAACTGGGAAAAACGTGGTTTCTTTGGAAATCTTTGGAGTAAAAATGATAAAAGAGCAACTTTTGAGAAGATATTAAATAAAGACAAGTATAAAAAGAAATGAGGAAATAAAATGAAACTTATTGAATTATATGGAATAAAGATAAAAGAATTAACTGAAATATTGAAAGATGAAAGAGTAAGAAAATTTGAAATAAAAGAACACACAAATTACATAGATTATCTCATTATATCGTTTGAATTAAATTATGAAAAGAAAATACAGTTTGATATACGTTTAAGTGATATGAAAGATTATCAAAGTCGGAGTTTATCAATAGAAGAAATAAGTTCTCAATTTGATAAAAAATTTGCAAAATTAAAAGAATACTTAGAAAGCAAAAATAAAGGCGAGCTCAAAGAACTTGAGAATAAAATATCTGAGTATGAAGCAGAACTTAAAAAGGCAAAAGAACAATATGATAAAATAAACGATTATGGTGAGAACTTATAAGGTTAGGAGAAGAAATGGAAGAAAAAACAATATTAGACGGAATAATTTTGAAAATAGATAATGGTTACCCATTGTTGCAAACTGAATATCAAACACTTCTTGAAGAATTACCTATTGTAAGCGAAAAAGAAAATATTGGAAACTGGGATAGCGGGTCAATAATTTATAGGAACGTTAGTAAAAAATACTATGTGGTAGGAAATTCAGAAAAAGGATATTTTTGGTTTTATCGCGCTAAAAGTGAATGGGTTGTAGATGGATATTTTGGTATTAAAAGAGTTCAAAGAAAATCTAAACAAGTCACAGAAACAAAAGTTTGGTATGAATAAAAAGAAAGGGAATTAAAATGAAAAAAATATTATTAGGAATTGCAATTTTAGGATTATTAGGAAGTTGCGCAAGATGGGAAGACAATCGAAAAGACTATGAAAGCGACACAAAAGGTTTAAAAAGAACGGTACAAATTTATACTCTTGACGGAAAATTGTTGAAAGAATACAAAGGAATGATAAGGGTAAGAGATTCGGATGAAAGTAATAGAATATCATTAAACTTAATAAGTGAGAATAATCGTAGAGTTACAATTGATAATGCGATCGTGATAACAGAGGAGGAGTAAATGGAACTAGAGTTGCTGGGAGAAAAAATAAAAGAATTAGCTAAAATTCTAAAAGGGAATCAAGTCGACAAATTTGAGCTAAGACAGGAAAGAATAATAAATGGAATAAAACGTATGTTAATTTCTTTCAGAATTGATGATACAGAAAATTTTGAAAGGTTTATATATTTAACTGATTTTGTCGGGGCTTACGGGGTAGAAGATTTAAGTGAAAAAAAAATTATAAAACAGTTCGATATCTTTTTTTCAGAATTAGAAATTTATTTGCCAATTTCAAAAACGGCAGGTAGTTGCTTAATGAATTTGAAAGCTGATATTTCTCAGGCGAAAGAAAAGCATAAAATTTATGGACCTTATCTCAAACAAACAGTTTTTGCAGAATCTTGGAATAATGTAGAATTTTATTTAAATCAAATAGAAAAACAAATATCAAAATTATGTAAAGTGTATTTTGAAAAAGATTGCAGCGTAATAAAACTTTTAAACAATTTAAAAGCATTAGCTTTGCTGGCACTTGATGAAAATAGTAAATACAGTTTTCGTTTATTTAAGCACGACTATAGAACTTACAGATTCTCTGATGAAATTGTTTTTGAATGTCTAAAAAGAATTAAAAAAAATGCCGAAAAAATGGGAGCTGAATTTTAAAAAGGTGGTTGCAAATCTAGAGAAAATAAGGTATAATTAGGAGGTAAAGTTGAACAAAAGAAAAGAACTTACACAAGAAGATATTAACGAACTTTTAAAGGACAAAGAAGTTTTGTATTTGTTACAAGATTTAAAAATAGCAAAAACTTTTGAGGATAGTATCAAAATTACTTTGTACATAAAAAAAGGTGAAATAAAAGATAAAGAATATAAAACAAAAAAATATCATAGGGGCAAATAAACCTCAGATGAGTGAGCCACTGAATAGATAGATTAGAAATAGTCTATTTGTTTGGTGGCTCTTTTTATTTTAATTTGCAGAAATGGTGGAAATGGTAGACACGGCAGTCTTAGAAACTGTTGGATTTATCCGTGCGAGTTCAAGTCTCGCTTTCTGTACCAAGATTGGAAGGGAAAATGTTTTTAATATTTATAGTTGAATTTGTGCAGTTCGTAGTATTTTTAATTGTTCTTGAAATTATTTTGCTAGGTGTAAAAAAGTATATAGCGAAAAGAATTAAAAGAGATTTAGAACTGCTAGATAAATTAGAGGAGATTGAAAAAGATATAGACAACAAGATAGATGGATTAAAGATAATGATATATGACAGATATCTTGATAGATGTAGAGTAGGAATGAAGAAACAGAGAGAAGAAGACAAAGGATTAAGAGATAAGCTAACAGAAATAGAGAGCAAATGTTCAAAATAGTGAGCATATCAAACCAAGGTTAAAGCGAAAATAAAGAAAAAATGAAATTTTGATTAAAAAGGTACTTCTGAGAGGTCAAAAAAGAGCGAACGGGTTCGAAGCCCCAGAAAAAATATGGGTACAATGTTTTTGAAACTTTAGTTCCGTACCAGAAAGGCGGTGTTTATGGTAGTTAAGGAAGGTCAAATTGTAAGAGCGATGGATTTAGCAAAAATGCTTGGTGTTTCAGATAGGCATATTAGGGATTTAGCTAATGAAAATGTTGTAAAAAAAACGGCACAAGGAAAATATCTGCTTTTAGAAAGTGTGCGTGGGTATATTGAGTATTTAAAATCTAGGAATGATGCTGATATTAGCTTAAAAGATGAAAAAATTAAGGAAGAAACTAAAAGGATTATTAAAGATACCGAAATTAAGGAACTCAAAATTAAAGAATTGAAGAATCAATTGCATTCGGCTGATGTTATTGAAAAAGTAATGACAGATAGTCTTATAAATATGAAAGGTAAATTGCTTTCCTTATCTAACAAATTAGCACCGCAAATAATAGCATTAGATAATTTGGGAGAGATTCAAGATGTTATCCAAGATGGAATATTCGAAGCGTTGGAAGAACTTAGTGAATATAATCCAGAGATGTTCAGAAGTAAAAACTTTGTTGAAGACGATGAAGAAGAGGAAATGGAGGTTAAAAATGAAAAAAGAAAGCGTGGCAGACCTAAAAAGAGCCAATGATTTATTTAAAAAGATTTTTTCAGTACTTAAACCTCCGCCAAAACTTACAATTGACACTTGGTCTGACAAATATAGGATTTTATCAACTAAGACTTCTAGCGAACCAGGACGGTGGAATACTGATAGAGTTCCATTTCAAAGAGAGGTAATGAGAGCAATATCAGATAAAAGGACTGAAAAGGTTGTAATGATGTATGGAGCTCAACTATCTAAAACTGAAATACTTATGAATACATTTGGGTTTTATGCTGATTATGATCCAGCTCCAATCATGTTTTTAATGCCTACAAAAGATATGGCTCAAGATTTTTCAAGTACTAGGCTTAATGATATGATTTTGAGTACTCCACAACTTAGAAACAAAATAATTGAGAGTGATAATTCAAGGGATACCAAAAGACAAAAGGAATTTGCTGGAGGTTATATAGTTTTGACCGGGAGTAATTCTGCAGCAGAGTTGTCAAGCAGACCAATTAGGATTTTATTAGCTGATGAAATTGATAGATTTCCGTCTAATGTAAAAGGCGAAGGTGATCCGCTTAATCTGGCAATTGAAAGGACTAAAACATTTTGGAATAAAAAAATTGTGCTTACAAGTACACCAACTATTAAAGGTGGGAGTAGAGTAGAACTAGAATACGAGAATAGTACAAAAGAAGAGTATTATGTGCCATGTCCAAAGTGTGGTGAAATGCAAACATTAAAATGGAGAAATATTATGTTTGAAGATGTGACGCACAAATGTGAAAAATGCTTGGAAACTTCTAGTGAGTATGAATGGAAAAGAAATCTTATTAAAGGAGAATGGAGAGCACATAATAGCGAAGTTGACAGGTTTCAAGTAAGAGGATTTCATATTTCAGAACTTTATAGTCCATTTTCTAAATGGAGTAGCATTATTAATAAATTTAAAGCGGCAAAAGGTGACGAACAATTGATGAAAGTATTTGTCAATACAGCTCTTGGGGAATGCTGGGAAGAAAAAGTTGAAAGATTTAACTTTGAGGAAATACAGGCGAGAGCTGAAGATTACGGCGAATATTTGAATCATGAAGATGGAACTTATGAGGAAGTAGAAATCCCTGATAGGGTTAATGTGCTTACAGCTGGTGTCGATGTTCAAGATAATAGGCTTGAAGTTGAAATTGTTGGATGGGCGAAAGGTGAAGAAAGCTGGGGAATTTATTATAAAGTAATTATGGGAAATCCTGCTTTACCTTATGTTTGGAACGAATTAGACCAAATTCTGATGAAAGATTATTCATATCAGAATGGGGAAAAAATAAGAGTTGCTTGTGCTTGTGTTGATACAGGTGGGCATCATACTGATGACGTTTATAGGTATGTAAAAGCAAGGGAACAACTAAATATATTTGGTATAAAAGGAAGTGGAGAAACTGGGAGACCTCTTATTTCACGACCTAGCAAAAATAATAAAGGAGGAATTTCCTTATTTGTTTTAGGAGTTAATACTGGTAAAGATACAATAATGAGCAATCTTAAAGTAACGGAACCAGGAGCTAAATATATGCACTATCCAAATAATCCTAAACGTGGATATGATGAAGTTTACTTCAAAGGGCTTACATCTGAAATAAAGGTTGTCACATTTAGTAAAGGACAGGCTAAAATTGAGTGGAAAACAATCGGAGATAAAAGAAATGAGCCTTTGGACATCAGGAACTATGCGCAAGCGGCATTAAGAATCGCTAATCCAGATTTGGATATTAGGTATTCGACAAATTTGCTGAATGATTTGAGGACACAGAAAACAAATAGAAGAAGGATTATTAGACGTGGAATATAGACGAAAGGAGCACGAGAATGGCAATGGTTCATAGCAAGGCTACTTGTATAGAAATGATTCATCTGTATTTGGATGCAGAAAAGGCAGTTCTGACAGGACAGTCTTATAAAATTGGAACAAGAGAATTAACTAGAGCTAACTTGAATGAAATTATTTCAGCAAGGCAGATGTGGGAAAATAATTTAGAAAAAGCAAATAATAATGGCAACAGAAAACAATCTGTGCAAGTTTTAATTAGAGATTTATGAATAAGGAGGTGGTAAAGTGAATTTGATTGATAAAGCAGTAGCGATATTTAGTCCAAGCCGTGCTCTAAAAAGAGCAGGAGAAAGAGAACGACTGAAAATCTTGAATAAAGGGTATGGGGACCATGGTGCTAGTACTGTGAGAAAATCACTTCGTGGGTGGTTTGCAAGTCTTGGCGGTGTAAAAAACGATATTTATAACTATAGAGATAAGCTAGTTGCTAGATCAAGAGATTTATATATGGGAGCGCCACTTGCGAATGGAGCTTTAAATACAATGAAAATGAATGTAGTAGGACCTGGCTTAAAATTAAAGTCTAGTATTGATAAAGAGATCATTAAATTATCAGATGAAAAAATTAATGAATTAGAAAACAAGATTGAAAAGGAATTTAATCTTTGGAGCAATTCTAAAATTGACCAAACTGGATTGCTTAATTTTTATGAAATACAAGATTTGGTATTTTTAACGACTTTGTTGAATGGTGAATGCTTTATTCATTTGAATTATTTTGAAACGCCTGATAATCCTTATGCTTTAAAATTATCTGTTGTTGAGCCTGACAGGGTTAATACTCCATCTTCAAAAAGTGGAGATAATTCGGTAGTTTCAGGAGTTCAATTTGATAAAAATGGAAGAATAGACGGTTATTATATTCAAGATCAAAATCCTAACGATGAGTTGAGGGGTGTCAATAATCATGAATATATAAAGACTTATGGGGATGAAGGACAATTGAAAGTTCTTCATTTGATGACTGCTGAAAGACCTGGACAAGTTCGGGGAGTGCCGTTGTTGGCACCAGTAATGGAAAGTTTGAAACAGCTTGACAGATATACTAATGCAGAACTTACAAGTGCAATTGTTAGTAGTATGTTTACAATTTTTATTGAAACGACGGATGTCCCTCAAACGGATGTAGGAGCTTTGTCAAATGTGGCTGATTCGGACAAGGTAGCGAATGGAGAAGAAAGCACTTTAGAATTGTCAAGTGGTGCTATTGTAACGCTTGAAAAAGGAGAGAAGGCTAATTCTGTAAATCCAGCGAGACCAAATGCACAATTTGATCCATTTATGACAGCTATAATAAGACAAATTGGAAGTAGTCTTGGGATACCTTATGAACTTATGATAATGCACTTTACAAGTTCTTATTCTGCAAGTCGTGCAGCACTCTTGGAAGCGTGGAAGACATTTAGAAAAAAAAGAGAGTGGTTTGCTAAGAATTTTTGTCAAATAGTTTATGAAGAATGGCTAAGAGAGGCAACTTTTATAGGGAGAGTTGAAATTCCTAATTTTGAGGAGGATATTTTAATAAAAAAGGCTTATTCTAATGCTATTTGGAGTGGAACATCACAGGGGCAATTGGATCCTAAAAAAGAAGTGGAAGCGGCGATTTTGAGGATAAATGCTGGATTGTCGACTAGAAGTAGGGAAACGATTGAAATTAATGGTGGCGATTTTGAGCAAAATATAAATATTTTATCGAAAGAGCAGATTATTGCAAATGAAAAGGGGGTGAATGTAAATGGGACAGTTGAGCAATCAACAAATACAGATGAACAAGAAGAGTAAAACTATTTGGAATTTAGTAAAAAACGATGATAAAAGTGCTGAATTAATGCTTTATGGAGATATAGCCGAGAGTTTTTGGGGCGATACGATAAGTGCTAAGGAAGTTGCTGAATATTTGGAAAATTTAGATGTTGATGAAATCAATGTTTACATTAATTCAAATGGTGGAGATGCCAATGTAGCTATAGCAATTAGCAATGCTTTGAAAAGACATAAAGCGAAAGTTGTTATAAATATTGATGGTATCGCTGCAAGTGCAGCCACTTTAATTACATGTGCTGGGGATATAGTTAAGATGCCTAAAAATGCTTTTTTTATGGTACATAATCCATGGGTAGTTGCAGCTGGAGATTCTGAAGAAATGAGAAGACAGGCAGATGTACTGGAAAAATATAAAAACGCAATAATTGAAACTTATTTACAAAAAGTTAATATTAATAAAGATAAATTATCTGAATTGATGGATAATGAAAGTTGGTTAAACGCTGAAGAAGCTCTTGAATATGGATTTATTGATGAAATAATTGAAAGCACTAATATTCAAGTAGTTGAAAACAAGGTTATTTCCAACAATATTGTATTTAATATGGCAAATTTTAAAAATTTTAATGTGAATAAAAATTTACAAAATAACAATAAAGGAAGTGAAAAAATGACTAAAGAAGAAGTTAAAAATCAATTTCCTGATGTTTACGATGAAATTTTAGCAGAAGGTAAAGAATCAGGAATATTGGAAGAAAGAGACAGAATAAAAGAAATTGAAAACTTAGGAATCGCAAACGAAATTACGGCAAAAGCAAAATTCGAAGAACCTCGAAATGCGAATGATTTGGCTATTGACTTAGTAAGACAATTGGCTAAAGAAAGAAGTCAAGCATATAACAATATAAAAGATGAAGGAAAGCCTTTATCACAAAATATAGTTGAAAATAATGAAAATGTAGATAGAGAATTGGAACAAGCAAACAGGGTTTTAGCTTTTTTCAAGAAAGGTGGTAAATAATGAAAATGGATTACACAAATGAACCAGATCATTTGATAGTTGGTAAAAAGGAATTAGTAACAGAAGAATTAATTTTGCAAGCTGGTAAAACTGTGAAAAGAGGGGATATTGTTGACAAAGATGGCTCAATTATTACAGATTCAACGGAAGTTTTTGGAATTGTAACGGAAGATGCAGGGTCTGCAACTTTAACTGGTAAGACGGTTGTGTATACTGAAGGGGAATTTAACATTGAAAAGGTTAATTTTGCTTCAGCTACAAAAGATAAAGTTATTGAATTATGCAGAAATAGAAATATTTATTTAAGAACAATAGGAGGTAAAGAATAAAATGGCTTTGAATTTAGATTTATCATTAAGAACATTATTTTTAATAACTCAAAATATGCCGAAACCAAGAAATTTCTTGTATGACTTATATTTTGGGGATAGAGAGAACTTGGATACTGAAACGGTAACAATCGAGTACAAGAATGGTAGAAGATTAATGGCACCATTTGTTAATAGATTTTTGGATGGAGAAGAAATGCCGAAAGAAACATTTTCTGGTAGAACTTTTAAGCCTTATCCGATTGCACCAAAGAAAACATTTCATGCAAATGAAATTACTTTTGAAAGATTGCCAGGAGAAAATCCATTTTCACAAAGTGATCCTGATACAAAAAGACAAAAATTAATAGCAGAAACTTTGGAAGAACAAAGAGACCAAATTTTTAGAAGATTTGAAAGCATGGCAGCTGAAACATTATATAAATTACAAACTACAATTGATGGAGAAGGGGTATCAGATGTAATTACATTTTATGATACAGCACCAGCAGAACACCAAAAAACTGTTGCAACAACTTGGGATAATGCTAATGCTGATCCAATCAAAGATATTAAAGCCGTATTAGATGAAATTAACAAAGCTGGTGGAACTAGACCAAATGCAATTGTTTTAGATCCTTTAGCAGCTGAATTATTTGTATCAAATAAAACTGTTCAAAACTTAATGAATTTGAGAAACGCTTATTTTGGGGATATTAGACCTGAAGTTGAGGGAACTAATGGAGCTTCTTATATTGGGACATTGACTGGGTTAGGAATCGATATATTTGAATATCAAGAATATTACGACTATGTAAATAAAACAACTGGAAAAACTGAAACAACAGGAATTGTTCCAGAGTACACAGTTCTATTTGCACCTCGTGGTAATAAAGTTAAATTTGGTGGAGTTTCAAGCATAAATGACGGAATGCTACAAGGAGATTTAATTCCTAGACAATACATTAAAGAGGAAAACGATACAATCACATTGAGAACTATCTCAAAACCAGTGTTAATTCCAAGTAATACTAAATCAATTAAAGTGTTAAAAGTTAAGTAGGAGTTGGTATTTATGGAGTACAGAGTAACTGATGGATTAGTTTATGACGGAAAATCTTATAAAGTTGATGAAATTGTAGATATACAAGAAAAGTCAGTAATAAAAAGTTGCCTTGAAAGAGGGCTTATTGCTGAAATAAACGGTAAAACTGAAAAGTCTGAAGAATCAATTGAAACAGAAAATACTGAAGAAACAGACAAAAAAGATACAAAAAATAAGAAAAAATAGGTAAAAAAACATGAATTTTAAAGATATTTTAGAAAATGATATACAAAATACATTTTTAAATTCAGAAGAGTTTGGTGAAATACATAATTTGAATGGTACTGATGTTATTTGTGTGACAGATGAGGACAGTTTTCAAGAAAAGGAAATTAGTGGAAAATTAACAATAGAAAGTGGATTTTACAAGGAAGGGATTACGGTGTTTATTGACAAAAAGTATTTGAAGTATAAGCCTGAAGGCAATATGAGGATAGATTTTGACAATAAGGAATGGATAGTTGCAAACTGTAAAGAGAACTTTGGTATGTATGAACTTGATTTGTATAGATACACGGATTATTAGGAGTTGATTTAGATGTTTACAATTCAATTTGACGAAAGTGTCCTTAATGATATTGAGAATAAGTTCGTTGAATTTCCGCAACAAGCTCCAAAGGCTTTGGCAAGTGCTTTGAATAGGGTTTCAACTATGAGTAAAACTCGTATGGTTAGAAATGCAACTAAGACCTATACGGTTAAATATGGGGATTTATTAAGCGGATTGACTATGAAAAGAGCTAATCCTGGTAAGCTTATGGCTGAAATCAATTCTAATGGAGGTTATTTGGGATTAGACCATTTCCAGTTGAATCCGAGTACAAGAACAGGCAGAACATCGGTAACGGCTACAGTAAAGAATGGTAATGGGATAATGCTTAATGATAAAACATTTATAGCATATAAAGACGGTCATTTAGGGGCATTTGAAAGAGAAGGAAGTGGACGATTACCAATTAAAAGAAAATATGGACCGTCTGCTCCACAAATGTTAGGACCTACGACTTTTTTGCCTGATCTCGATGAATTTATGTCTCAAAAGTTAAATGAAAGGTTTGAACATGAGTTGAATAGGCTCTTGTCAATGTAATTTATGAGTATTAAAGTGATTGAAAAAAGTTTGTATGACTTTTTGTGTGAAGAATTTAAAGATACTGATTATCAGATATTCCGAGGAGCGTTGCCAGTTAGGAGATACGGTGAAATTGACAAAAATACAGGACAAAAAAAGCCGTTTTTTCCTTGTGTGACATTAAGGGCTTTGAGTTCTAGGCAAGTTGCAGAAGGAATGGATAGTTATGATTGCGACGCTACTTTTGAAATAATAGTTGGTACTAAAAATGAAGATTATATTGATAATCTTTATAAAGGTGAAGAAATTAGAAGTAAACTTTTGACTAAAGTTTATGATGAAAGAGGTTGGGCGATACGGGAAGATAAAGAATTTAAGTGTGATTTATATAGTGACGAGTTCGGAGATTTTATATTTTCAAGAATTACATTTACAGTTTGGGATTACCCTGTTGAGTCCGAAATTTTGAAGGAGGAATAATGGAAGATAAAAAGCAATATATTTATTTAGGAGATACGCTTGAATTTAGAGACATTAGATTTACTAAAGGTGTTATTTACTACAGTAATGAAGTGATCGAAGAAAAATTTGAGAAATATCCGCTTTTGAAAAGAACTTTGGTGGATGTTAATCAAGCTAGTGAAGCATTGCAAAATGAAAAATTGCTTGAAACGGTAACACAGCAAATTAAAGACCAAATAAGGGAGGAGGTTGAATAATGGGGTATAAACACGGAACTTATCAAACTGAGACATCGAGTGACATATCACTACCGATAGTGCTTGATTATGGGCATTTTATTGTAGGAACTGCACCGATGAACAAAGTAAAAAGAGAAAACAGAAGAGTGAATGAAATTGTAAGATTAGGAACTTATAAAGAAGCTGTTCAGTATTTTGGAGATACTTATGACTTGGATTTTTCGATTTCACAAGCTATAAAAGTGTTTTTTGAATTATATAAAGTAGCACCACTTTATGTTGTGAATATCCTGGATCTTGAAAAACATAAAACAGTTAAAAAAACTCAAAATGATTTGAGCTTAACAAATGGTAAAGTTGTTATTCCAAATCACAAATTGATAACAGATACATTAGTAGTTAAAGAAAATGCAACATCACAAGTTATTTCAGACGCTGTAACGATGTGGACAGATGAAGGGCTTGAAATATATGCTAAACCGTCAAATGGCACTAAAATTGATATTGAATATGAAGAAATTGATTTGTCAAAAGTAACGAAAGCACAGGCTTTAGGTGGATATGATATTTCAACAATGAAAAGAACAGGATTAGAACTATTAGATGAAGTTTTTTTAAAATATTCGGAATTACCAGCTTTCATTGATATTCCAAATTTTTCAAGTGATAGTGAAGTTGCTGCGATTATGCAAACAAAAGCTAAAAATATAAACGGGAATATGTTTGAAGCGGTTGCATTAATTAATGCGCCGATTGACAAGCCTTATGACCAAATTCCTAAATGGAAAGATGATAATAATATTAATGGAAATGACCAAATTGTATTGTACGGAACATTAGGATTAGCTGGTAAAAAATATATTCAATCTATTCAGTATGCTGCGTTGTCGTTATCGGTAGATAATGAAAATGGTGGAGTTCCATCACAAACTCCGTCTAATTATCTATATAAATGTGACAGTTTATATTGGAAAAATTCGAGTGGAACTCTTGAAGAGATAATCTTGGATAAAGAACAACAAGCTAACTTATTAAATAAAAACGGAGTAGTAACTGCTATTAATTTCAAAGGTTGGAAATGTTGGGGGTCTGAAACTGCACTTAATCCAATGGCAACAGATCCTAAGGATAAATTTATATATACTCGTAGAATGTTTAAGTATATAGGGAATGAATTGGTTATAAGTTATTTTGATAAAGTGGATAAGAAATTTTCTAAAAAATTAGCTGAAACAGTAACAAAATCAATGAATATTAGATTAAATGCTATTGTAGCTAGAAATGATTTGTTGAGTGCAAATGCTGCTTTATCAGCTGAAGACAACGACACAATTAATGTTACAAACGGGGATATAACTTGGGTTATTAAATTGGGAGTAATTCCTGGTATGAAATCAGCAACATTTAAGAAAAAATATGACGCAGATGCATTAACTGAGTTTGCAAATAGTTTAGGAAAATAGGAGGATAAAGAATGGCTAAAAAGAAATTGCCTTTGGGAATCGTTGACGCTGACCTTTATGTCAATGGTTCGAACGCATTAGAAGGAGTTGGAGTAGTAGAACTTCCAAATGTGGAATCAGCGACAATAACAACAGAACAATTTGGTATGGCTGCAGAATTTGAAGCTCCGTTAATTGGACATTATAAAAAAATGTCAGCTAAGGTAAAAATGGATAGTATGAATGATACATTGTTAAATTTTAATAACAATGATTCGATCACACTAGAATGTTTAGGAGCTTTACAAGAATTAGATAGAATGTCACACTCGCCAAAAATAACTGGTGCAGATGCAACATTGAAAGGATTTATCACAAAATTTGATGGTCCAAAAGTTGAAAACGGTAAGAAATTTGAAGGTTCGTTTGATTTGAGCATAACTTTTTACAAATTAATGATAAATGGTAAAACGATCATTGAAATTGATGTGTTGAATGGAATTTCAAATGTAAATGGAAGTTTGAATAATATCATAAGACAATTATTAGGACATATTTAGGAGGAATAGAATGATTATAAAATTAACAAAAGAATATGATTTAGGAAGTAAAAAATACAAAGAAATAGATTTGAAACTGGATAATTTGACAGGGGCAGATTTATTGGAATGTGGAAAAGATTATAAATCAAGAATGAAATCTAATGCCGAAAACTTTAAAGATTTTGATGATGCTTGGGCTTTGACTGTAGCTGAAAAGGCATCAGGCATTAAATACGGGCATTTAATGACATTAGGCGCTGAAGACTTTTTAAAAGTGGTAAATCAAACTAAGAATTTTTTAGTAAAAGGTTGGGGAACGGACGAAGACAAGGACGAGAAAACTCCAACGGCGGGAGCATAACAGATGACTTTTTAGACTTGATTACAGATTTATTGAGCGGACTTAACTATTTTAAAATGAATATTAGTTATGAAACACTTATGAAATGCACATTTGATGAGCTGGATTACTGGATAGCAAGGGCTAATAAGTTGATTGAGGAAGAAAAGGCAAGGCAAGAAGAGAATGAATAAAAGGGAGGAAAGGAGGTAAATTGTGGCAAAAAATTTAGAATTGAACATAATTCTGGGTGCAGCAGTAGCTAGCGCTATTAGTGGAATGAGCCAAGTTGCGAATGCTTTAAAAAATACAACGAAATCTGTCAAAGAATTTGAAAAAGAAATCAAAAGCATGGAAAAGGCACAAAAAGCGTTTCAAAATATGGACAAGGCTCGTGATGGATTAAATAAAATTAATTCAGAGTATAAAAAAGCTTCTGAACATTTGCAAAAATTGAAAGCTGAATATGAAAGAACTGGGAGTAGTAATAAACAGTTAGCTAAGGAAATAGAACAGGCTGAAAAAAATGTTGGAAAATTAAATAAGCAAAAAGAACGACAACAACATGCATTTGAAGCTGCAAGAAGTAAGATAGAAGCTGAAGGCGCTAGTTTGTCTAACTACAGAAACAAGGTTCAGGAAGTTGAAAAAGAAATTGAAAAAATGAATAAACTGAAAGAAGCTCAAAAAAGATATGACGCTAGGCAAGAAACTGTCGGTAAAATGAAAGACTTTGGGGATAAGCAAATAATGCAAGGTGTGGGAATGGCTGGAGCTTTGGCTGTTCCTGTTAAATTAGCAGTTGATTTAGAAAATGCTCAAGCAGACTTAAAAAAAGTTGCTAATTTTAGTTCGAAAGAAATGGAAACAGGATTTTACAAAGCAATGAGGAACTTTAGTGAAAATAGTCCACTTTCTCAAGTAGAATTATTTCAAATTGCAGGAGCGGGAGCTCAAGCGGGAATAAAAACAGACGAATTAGAAAGATATACAAAAGACGCTGCTAAAATTAAAGTTGCATTTGACATGAATACTGAAGCAGCAGGGAACTTTTTAGCAAAAACTAGAGCACAACTTAACTTAGATCAAAATGGAGTAATGGAATATGCTAACGTAATCAACTATTTGGCAAACAATGTAGCAGCAACAGCTCCAGAAATTGCTGATATTTCAAGCAGAGTTGCTGGGTTAGGTGGAATGGCTGGTATTTCCAAAGAAGGAGTTGCAGCACTAGGAGCAAGTTTAGTATCGGTTGGAGTACCTTCGGAAGTTGCAGCAACTGGATTAAAAAACATCTCATTAGGATTAATGGCTGGAGCATCGGCAACTAAAAAACAATCAGCAGCCTTTAAATCGTTAGGGTTGGATGCAGAAGATGTAGCTAAAAGAATGACGAAAGATGGAGAAGGCACATTAATTGATGTTTTCCAAAGAATAAAGAAACTTCCGAAGGATGTACAGGCAGCAACACTTAAAAATCTTTTTGGTAAAGAATCTATTCAATCGGCATCAGAATTGGCAAAACATATTGACGAAGTTGGAACAAATATAAAAAATGCTCATGACAAGATGAAAACATCAGGGAGTGTTGATGCAGAATATAATCAAAGATTGAAAACAATGGGGAATTCTTTTGATACTTTGAAAAATAGAATTGTTAATATGGGAGTAGATTTAGGTTCGGCATTAGGACCGAGTTTAGTTCAAGTTGCAAATTCTATTGGTCCACTTATTACTAAATTTTCTCAATTAATACAAAAACATCCACAACTGACTGCAAATATTCTAAAAGCCGTAGCTGGATTTGCAGCATTTAAAATAGGAATTGGTGGCTTAGCGAAAGGGTTTGCACCAGTTTTTAGCGGAATATCGAAAGGAATTTTAATATTTGATAAATTCAAGGCTGCTGGAAGTTTTGCAGAAGGATTCAAAACAGCATTTCCAACAATTTCTAAAATTGGCAGTGGGCTAAAGAAATTAGGACAATCTGGATTAAAAGTAGGAAAAGTACTTGGAAAAGGATTAGTAAAAGGAGTACAAGCAACAGGAAAAGTTGCAAAAATAGCAGGTAGCGGAATAGTCAAAGGTGCTAAATTTGTTGGAAGTGGTGCTATAAAAGGTGCAAAAGCAATCGGCTCAGGAGCAAAGGCTGTTGGTGGAATGGCAATTCAAGGAGCAGCTAAAGGAATGCAGCTTTTAGCAACAGGAGCGCAGAAAGCTATTGGAGCAGTAAGAGCAGTTGGTGTGGCTTTGAAAGTTGCTTTTTTGGCAAATCCAGTTGGATTTATTATTGCTGCAATAGTTGCTGTTGTTGTGATATTAGTTGTGCTTTATAACAAATGTTCGTGGTTTAGAAATGGTGTAAATGCAGCTTTTAGAGCAGTAGGTAATTTCATAAAACAAGTTTGGCAAGGTATTAAGCCAGTTGTAATGGCTGTTATTTCAGGTATCGCAGCTTATATAAGAGTGTACGTTGCTATTTGGAAAGCTATATTTAAAGGGATAGGTATTGTATTTAAAGCTATTTGGAATGGAATAAAAGTAGTTGTAAAAGTAGTAATGGTTGCAATATCGGCTTACATTAGAACATATATAAATGTCTGGAAAACAATTTTTAAAGTAATTGGTACAGTTGCCAAATCTGTATGGAATGCTATTAAATCAACAGCATTAGCATTATGGAATGCTCTAAAAAGTGGAATAACAACAGTAGGTTCATTTTTTAAATCGACTTGGGAAGGAATAAAAGGAGCTGCAATTGCTGTATGGAACGCTATTAAGTCTGCTTTTGATGCTGTAGCAAGTGCTCTTAAAGGAGCAATTGATGGAGTTGTAAATTATTTCAAAGGTAAATGGGAAAGTTTGAAAAGCATGGTTTCTAGTGGGCTTGGAGCAGTTGGAGGACTTTTAGGAATTGGAAAAAATGCAGCGGGAACTAACTACTGGAGTGGAGGACTTACAACAGTAGCTGAGCGTGGAGCAGAATTAATCCAAATGCCTGGTAAACCAGCTTTCTTAGCAGAACACGAAATGTTATTAAATTTACCTCGTGGTACTCAAATCTTGAATAATCGTGAAACTAGAAATAGTTTTAGAGATAAAATTAGTGGGCTAAAAGAGAGAATGTCAGGGCTTAGAAATAATGAAGGTTCGAGTGGCGGAGATGTTATCAATATTAGCATAACAGTAAATGGAAATGCTGATACAAGTGCAATTGAGAAAGCAGTAATGAGAGCATTGGCGAAAGCTAAAAATAAAAAAGAAAGGACGGCGTTTGGATAATGGCTAACGTTAGAGTTTACAGGACACAAAGTGGTGACACTTGGGATTTGATAGCTTATAGAGTTTACGGAAGTGAAGGCTATTATCATGACCTTATAAGAAGTAATTTAGCTTTAATTGACATCGCCGTCTTTGATGCCAACATTCCAATTATTCTTCCTGAAATTGCTGAAGAAAGTGATAATGATACAAGTTTACCGCCGTGGAAGAGAGGTGAATAGGAATGGCTTTTGCTAGAAATATTAGGGTTATAGTTATATTTAATAAAGTTGATATTTCTGAAGAGGTAGCGCATTCTATTTCATCTCTTAACTACACGGACAATTCCAAAAATGCTATAGATGATTTAGAAATAGAACTAGAAAATTTAGATTATAGATGGCTTAAAGAGTGGTATCCTGATGAGAACGCTCAATTGCTTGTTGGAATTCACGAAGAGATGGAAAATGAAACTAATTTTTTGGATTTGGGAACTTTTTATGTGGATGAGCCGACTTTTGAAGACCACAAACTTACTTTAAAATGCTTGGCTTTGCCACTTGACCAAAATATTAGAGATCAGAAAAATAGTGTTGCTTGGGAGAAAGTAACGTTGAAGGAATTAGTAATGCAAATTGCTAATAAGCATGAAATGAATGCAGAGCTTTATGCAGAAAATGTATTTTTTGAGAGATTAGATCAAAACAAAGAAACTGATTTGGCTTTTATTAATCGAGTTGTGAAAGAAATTGGATTAAATATGAAAGTATCTGATGACAAAATAATTATTTTTGATGACGAGGAAATGGAAAAGAATGATACTATTGAAGTTTTTAATATTAAAGATTACCGAATTAGAAGTTTTAGCTTAAAAAAGAAAAATAAAGAGATTTACGATAAAGTTGAAGTTTCCTATTATGATCCTGACAAGAAAAAGGTTGTCAAAGAAATCATTACAAAAGAGGAACTTGACAAGCGTAATGAAGTAACTACTGGGGATTCAGAAGAAAAGGAATCTAAAGCTAAAGATAGTAAGAAAACTAATAAGAAGGGTCAGAAAAAGACCAACAAAAAGATTAAATCTAAGAAAAAATAAGAGGTTGAAATGAAGAAAAAGACAACTGGTAAGAAAAAAGGTAAAACAGTTAAAGAATCAAAAGAAAAATTACAAAAGAAAGCTGAAAGTAAAAAGAAAAGAACAAAAAAAGAAAAAACATTAAAGGTAAAAACTAAAGGAAAAACAGAGCCAAAAAAAGTTGCAAAAAAGACTTTGAAAGATAATCTTAAACAAGAATGTCAGATAACTTTAAATATTGACGGAAGTACTAAATACTTAGCTGGAGCAATAATTGAGCTTGATGAAAGCTGGGGAAAGTTTGAAGGTAAATATGTAATTGACAAGGTAACACACGAGATAAGTGGTGATTATACTTGCGAAATTACAGCAATGAAAGTTGGAGCTAGAGAAAATGCAGAGAAAAAAGCAATAGCTCAAACTAAAAAAGAACAAAAGAAAAAAGAAGCTGAAAAAGCTAAGAAAAAAGGTGCTAAGAAATCAAAAGTTAAAACAAGTTCTAAAAGTAAAACAACTTTGAAAAAATCGACTAAAAAAGTAAGAGATAAGAAAAACGCTAAAAAAACTGGTAAAAAGAAATAGAGTTTTGTAGGACAATGACAATTAAATATATGACTGTGAAACCAAACTATTTGTTTTTGAGAGATAACAAGCAATTTTAATTTTCTTAAAAATAAGGTATAATATAATAAAATTATTTTTAGGAGGAATTAAGATGAAAAAATTACTAATCGTTTTAATTGTGTTGATTCTAGTTGCCAGTTGTGGAGAAGAACAAAGAGATAATTCTAAAACGGAATCAACAAAACAACAAGTGGAAAATAACAATTTAAATTATGAAGTATTGAAAAATTCAAGAGATACAAGTAACTTAACTAAAAAAGAAAATACAATAGATATATTAGTTAAAGATGATATTTCTGAAGAAAATCTAAAAAAAGTAATGAGAAAAGCAGGAAAAGAGCAAATAAAAGATGCGGATATCTTGTTTGTTCGTGCTTATGGAGATAAAAAATTCTTTAATCTTGGCAGTGAAACACACGGAATGATAACTTATTATCCTGATGGAACTGTGAAAGATGAAACTTACAGGGCTAAAAAAGAAATTCCGAGCGATAAAGAAAAAAATATTTATATTGATTATTCAAAAATACTTCATGAAACTTTAAAATCAAAAGGAAACTATACTAAACAAGAAGAAGAAAATATTGAAGAAGAAATCAATAAAAAAATAGCTAAGAAATATGGAATTTCACAAGAAGAAGTAGAAAAAATCTTCGATAAAGTTGTTATTTATCAGGGTATGTAGTTTATAAAAAAGAAGATTATTTGTTCATAATTTATTAGAAACATTAGGAATAAACGCAAATATGGATAGAGAAAAAGAAGGATCATAAGATTTAAAAGAAAATCACAGTCATTAATTTGATTGTGATTTTTTTGTTGCAAAATTTTTGAAGGTGGTGATTGATTTGGTAGAAACATTAAAATCTGGAGAAGTAAGTGCGATAGATTCAAAAACTGGAAAAGTTAGAGTGCTATTAAAAGGCGATGACGATAAGACAACAGATTGGCTTAATGTATTGGTTCCTTATTCTGAAAGTCATAGTGATAATTATACACTCAGTCTGGGTCAAACTGTTTATTGTTTATTCTTTTCAGAAATGCCTGAGCAAGGAGTAGTACTTGGATGTCCTATGCGAGGTGCTTCCAGTAGTGAAAGCGAAGTAAAAAGGACCTTTTCTGACGGAGGTAATTGGACTTATGATGGCAATACATTGACTTTAAATATTGGTAAAGTTGTAATTAATGGAGATTTAGAAGTGAGTGGAACGACTACAACTGGTGGAAGTATTAATCTTAACACACATAAACATGATGGAGTAACTGCTGGTGGAGATATGAGTGGAGGTCCGCAATGATAGGAAGTTTTGGAGATGTAATTTTTGAAGCGTCAGAAGATCAGATTATATCACTTAATAATCAAATAAGTAGGTCATACAAGGCTAAAATATCGGAACATCAAGCAATTTACGGTCCTGGAATGTTAAGATTCCAAGGTAGAGATTTACTAGAAGTTAGTTTTACAATGACTTTAGTATCATCTTTAATACAGCAGACTACTTTAAAAGAAGAACTAGATACAATCAAGAAAATGTTTGAACTTGGAGAGTATGCTAATCTAGTCTTTGGTGGTCAAGTATTTGGCGAATACCCTTTTTTGATAACAGAATTATCAGAAGAAAGCAGTTATTTTAATAAAGAAGAGGGGGGATTTGATGTTGTTAAGTTGAATATTACGCTTAAAGAGTATATTGAAAATCCTAAGTTGTATAATCAATTAATTGAACAAAGAAAAATACAAAAAAATCAGCAAGTCACTGAAGAAAATCAAGACGACATCGAGAATGAGCAGAAGGAGGCTGTAAATAATGATAACAGTAAATAGCTCTGAAGAAATAAATTATAATCCAAAAAATGTTTTAGAAGAAGTAGTTACAAATGTAGGAATGATTTTAAGAGTTTTCAAAGAAGAACAGCCACTCAATCGAGATTTTGCATTTGACAGTGATTTGATTGATAAGAACATTAATGTTGTGCAGAATAGGATCACAAGCCACTTGACTAAAATTATAAGAGAATATGAACCAAGAGCTGTTTTAAGACAAACTAGAATCATTATGAAAGATACATATAATAATGATTTTGACATTGAATTAGGAATTGAGGTGGTAAACATTGAGTGAAATATCAAATGAAGAATATGAAATTATAGATGCAGATTCGTGGGAACTTAAAAGAGATATGATTGATAAATTCCAGGAATTAAGCGGAAGAAAGCTAACAGAATCAAGTCCAGAAACGCTTATTTTTGAAACGATAGCTTATTTATTTGGATTAAGAGAAGAAAAATACAACGACGAAATGAAACAGAATTATTTAAGATTTGCAAGAAATGAGCGGTTAGATTTGAAAGGAGAATTCTATGGAAATAGAGGTAAAAGACTTGTAGAACAACCAGCCGTGGCAACATTTAGATTTTATATTACTGATATTCAAGCGACAGACATAATAATTCCAAAAGGGTCAAGGATTCAATACAATGAGTTGTATTTTTCAACAGATGAACAATATAAAATAGAAAAAGGAGATTTGTATGTAGACGGAATTGCGACTTGCAACACATCGGGAACTGTTGGGAATGATATTCCAGTCGGACAAATTAATACAATGGTCGACATTTTTCCGCATTATGATAAAGTCGAGAACATTACAGCATCAAATAATGGAGCTGAAATAGAACAAGACGACAATTATAGAGCTAGAATCAGAGAAATCCCTGAATCGTTTACAACAGCTGGGAGTAAAGGGGCTTATGAATTTTGGGCTAAGTCAACAAGTACAAATATTGTTGATGTTGTAGCGTATAGTCCGAGCGCAACAAATGTGGATATTTATGTTTTAACTGATTCTCTGACGCTAACAAATGAGCTTAAAAAGAGAATTGAAGAAATGTTGAATACTGATAATATAAGACCTTTAACGGATAATGTGACAGTAAAACAGGCAATAAAAACATCATACACAATTGATTTTGACTACTACATTGATAAATCTAATGAAACGCTTGTAAATGTTATTAAAAATAATGTTGAAAAAGCCGTGAAAGATTTTAAGATTTGGCAACAAAATAAAATGGGCAGAGATATTAATCCAGACGAGCTTATAAAGTTACTAAAATTAGCTGGAGTAAAAAGAGTTGTATTAAGAAGTCCAACATTTAGAGTTTTAGATTTTAATGAAATAGCAGAGAATACAAGTGTTACAAGTAATTATTTAGGAGTTGAAAATATATGATAACTATTGATAATTTGAACTTAACAGATATAGCAGCGAAGTCAACTTTGAATGATAAAACAACACTTTGGATTTATGAATCTATAAATTTTGCTATTAAAAAGAAGCATGATGCGATTAAAAGAAAATTTTTTTTGGAATTATCAGAGTTAAATGATGTAGAATTAGATTTTTTGATGTGGGAATATCATGTTGATTATATCGATTCAAATATAACAAGAGAAACAAAAATAAAACTGATAAAAAGGTCTGTTTTTTCGCATTTTAATAAAGGGACTGTCGGCGGAATTAAAGAAATTTGTGAAATCTTATTTAGTGGAAATGTTGAAATAATAGAATGGTTCAAATATGGAGGTAATGCGGGATATTTTAAAGTAAATACGGATGGAAATTTATCGGATTATGAAGGCTACAAGAAAATAATAGAAGTTGTAGAACAATACAAAAATATTCGTTCTTGGCTTGAAGGAATAAGGTTTTTAAGAAAAGAAGAAAAGACAAATTATTATGGTTTTATCGAAAAAAATAAAAAGAAATATTATTTAGGTTCGACTGATATAAATATTCCAAATGAGATTATAACGACAAATTTTGGAACGGTACACAGAACAAGAGTATTAAGAGAAATAAGATAGGAGGTAAATTATGGCAAAATTTAACGGATTTATTTTAACAGAAAAAGGAAGAGAATTATTAGCAAAAGGATTAGCAGGAGAAACAATAACATTTTCTAAAATGGCGATAGGAGATGGAACATCATTAACTTCCGAAAGAGAAAGAACAGCATTAGTCAATCAAATCACAACATTGCCAATCTTGAATATAAATGTAAAAAGAAATGGAACTTGTGAAATTAACGCTTTATTGACTAATAAATCAGTAACAACAGGGTTTTACATAAAAGAGTTAGGAATATTTGCGCACGGAAATGATAACGTTGAAATACTTTATGCTTACAATATTTCGACTAGTCCAGATTTTGTGCCACCTTTCTCGGCTAATAATGTCGTAGAGATTGAATATGTAGATACGATTATTGTAGATCAAGTGGCAAATGTGACAGCTGTTATTGATCCGAGCATTACGTATATTACTAAAAAATATGCGGACGAAAATTATTTAGTTAGTTCAAGATTAGCTGAAATATTAGGATTGCAATTTGGCGGAAACATACAGGACATTGGCAATAAAACGAAAGGTAAATTTTATTATGACAGCGTAACAAAATTTTACTACGAATGTGTCGAAGACAATAGTCTGACATACAACGATAGCGGAAAATTTAGAGCTATTTCTAATAAGCCGATTTCGGACAAATTAGAAAATTTATTCAGTTTCGAGAGTAATTTCTTAAAGTTCCCGAACGGTTTAATTATCCAGTGGGGAACAGGGATAGCTCCGAACGGTAATGATCTTGTAAGATTTAATAAACCTTTTAAAACAATGAATTATCAAATTTTCGCAACCGACAACGGCCCTGGAACACATATAATAGGAACAGTTCTCGATACAACAGCAACTTTTAGGCTTTATGGAACTAACCCTACCGAATTAAAATACAAAAGCACCGGTTTTAGATGGCTCGCTATAGGTTATTAAACTAAATAGAAAATTTGTTTGTTCTTGGAAATAATTATATCAAATTTCCAAGTGGTCTGATCATACAATGGGGAACAGAATATCTAAGCACTGGAGCGGGAACAACAATCAATCTTAAAGTTGCTTTTAAAACAGCTAATTATTCAGTTTCGGCTACCGACGGAGGAGCGGGAACTTATATACTTGGTATAAGTGATCATCAAATTAATTCGTTTAGAGTTTTCAACAGAGTTCCAGGAACAAATTTTTATGCGACTGGAAACTTTTTCCGTTGGATTGCTGTTGGTTATTAACTAGAAAATTTGTTTGAAAAAGGCAGCAGCTATTGCAAAATCGGTGATTTAATTATTCAAGGCGGTATAGTCAACTATCGAAAAACTGATGGTGCAGACGGAACTGTCGGAAATTTTACCATCCCTTTTAAAAATGATTGCTTTTCAGTTGTTAGTTCCGATGTCTGGAACGGAACAAACAGAACTTCGATAGCTGCTATTTCACGAACACAATTTAGGTGTTGGGGGAAAGACGGTGCCGATGCTTTTAACGATACAACAATACGTTGGCTAGCTGTAGGATATTAAATTCTAGAATAATATGTTGCCGAACCTTTTAAAATGTTAAAACGACCGTTATCAGCTCCCCAGATTGTGATTATCGCCGGATTAATTTGTATTCTTGTAGGCCCTTTTGCTCCAGACAGTGAGCTGAAAGCTAAACTTGACTCTAATCCGTACGATTCGGCAATCGGTAAAAACTTTTGAGGGATATCGACAAGTTTTTGGTTTTCTAGATAAAATAAATTATTCGTATTATCTTGAATCAAGACATTTACACTCACAATGTTTCCTTGTTTTACAAACGATACAAAGCCGTTTGCAATGTTAATTGTTTGTTTTTCAATTTTAAACAAATTTTCTAGTCTATAATGTAATTAAACATTATAGAGGAGATGATAAAAAATGGAATTGCAAGAGTTGAAAGGAAGAAACGCAGAGATTTATTTGGAGTATTTGAACAGTAGCATAGCAAAGAATGCAGCAACTAAAAACACAACTTACAAGACGTATTTAAACAATATGAAACAGTTTGTAGAGTATTTAAAGGCGTATGAAAACAATCGTTATTTGTTAAGCAAAGAGACGTTAAAGTTTGTTGTGAGTATACTTGAGAGATACATAAGATATTGCAGAGAGGTCAAAGGGAACAATGCTAGAACTATTAACAATAAAATAACGGCGATAAGTAGCTTTTACATTTGGGCAGTTAAGCGGGATTTGATAGCGACACATCCGTTCAGGGATAAACTTGATAGGCTGAAAGTTACAGATGTGGAAAAACGTAGAAACAGTTATTATCTTACAAATAAAGAGATAATTGAGATTAACATAAAAATGGAAATGGATAAACGATATGATTTACAAGATAGAATCATATTTAATTTGATAATTGATACAGCTTGTAGGATTTCGGCATTGCAATCAATTAGGATTGGTAACATTGACTTAGAAAGTGGAATAATATTTGGAATAGTAGAAAAGGAACAAAAAATTGTGGAGTTTGCAATATTTGAGGAAACAATAAATTTGATAAAGGAGTGGTTGGGATGTAGAAATGACAATATTGAATACTTGTTAGTAACTAAATACAACGGAGTATTTAAGCAAATGAGCAAGTCAACGATAAGAGATAGAGTTAGAAAAATAGGAAAGTTAATCGGAATAGAAAATCTATATCCACACTCACTTAGAAAAACAAGTATTAATCTTATTGCAAAAACAGCTGGGATTGACTTAGCAAGTGAGTTCGCAAATCATAGCGGAACAGATGTAACTAAAAAGCATTATGTCAAAAAGACAAGTGCAAGAGACAGAAGAAACAAACTGTTAGAAATTCGTAAAAAAGCTGGATTTTAACAGTAAATAGTAAAGAAATTTATGAATTTGCACGAAATTAAAAAATACAAATACTGATTTTTAAAGGCTTTGAAACAATTTGAGTTTATATTTATATACATTTTTATTAAATTACTAAAATCTAAAAGATGTACAAAGTCAATAAAATCAGTAAATATTTTTCAAAAATCTGAACAAATTCATAAGTTAGTGCAGAATTAAAATCATAAAAAATTAAAGAAATGGAGTGATAAAAATGACGATTGTCTATATTTATGAAACAAATACATTGGAGTGCATAGCACGACCGACCATAACAACGCTAGAAAGTTTTAAAGAAAAACCAAACTTGTTTTACCCACTTTGGAACGAAGAAATAATGAAATTTTCTGAAACTTTGTTGAATAATCCAGTTGTTGATTCAAAAACTGGAGAATTGAGAGAAATGACTGAAATTGAAAAAGTGAAAAGTGGGAAAACAGTTTTAAGTGACGGAAGTTATTTGGATGAGGTCAATGAAACAATTGTTACGATTGCAAAACCAAATGATTGGAGTGTGTGGGATAAAGATTCTCACGCTTGGAAAGTTGATAACAATTTGCTAAATAAAAAGTTAAAAGAATTAAGAACAAAAGCGTCAAAAGATTTAGTTGAAGCTAAATTAAACTTTTTAAATCAAGCACTTGAAATTGAAAAAGCTGGTAAAAAATACACTTTCGAGAACAATGAAGAAAATAGAAATAGATTAGCATTAAAATTTTCGTTGATGTCATTGTTAGAACAAGATAAGATTGAAAAAGTAAAAGTTTTAAATGACAAGGGTTTAGTTGAGTTTGTTGAGTTAAATAGAACTGAATTAAAAGATTTAGCTAAAAAAATACAAGATATTATTGAGATTGCAGATGTAGCAGAACAAATGGCAGTAGTTGGAATCAGTAGATATAACATTGAACAAATGTTAGAGCTAAATGTTAATGATTTTTTTCAAAATTAATTAAGAGGAGTGATGTAGATGGATAGATTTGAAAAAATATTTGATTATTTGTTAAAAGTCGAAGGCGGATACTCAAATGATAAGTATGACGCTGGAGGAAAAACAAAATACGGTATCATAGAATCAGAAGCTAGAAAATACGGTTATAAAGGTCATATGAGAGATATGCCGATTGATATAGCGAGAGATATTTATAACAAAAAATATTATCACAAAAATGGACTTGATACTTTAAAATCGGACAAGATAGCATTATCCGTTTGTGATTTTATTGTAAATAGCGGTAACTGGGGAGCTAAAAAAGCACAAGCAGCATTGAATGAGTTAGGCTTTGATTTAAAAGTTGATGGAATTCTAGGAGCTAAAAGTTTAGAAGCACTAAATAAAGTTGACGAAAATAAATTTTTAGAAAAGTATCATGACTTGCAAAAAAGATTTTACAGAGCAATAATCGCAAATAAGCCGTCACAAAAAGTTTTTCTTAGGGGTTGGCTAAACAGAGTGGACAGAAAAGAAAATTATTTAAAATCGCTCTAAAAACGGCTTTAATACAAGCCGAATAAGAGCAAGAAAAGAATACTTTTGATATTAAGGTTGCCTAATAGGTCATTTTGTCTTAAAACGCTTGTTAGGTAGCTTAAAATCGAAATCACTAAAATTTATAAAAAAAGAGGTAATGAAATGGACAAAATGATAAAAATATGGGTTATTAACAAAGCTGTAGAAATGGTAAAGAGTAAAATTTACAAAAACGAAATTATAAACAAGACAAAAACAGGAGTAGAAAAATTCGACGCAATTGCAAAAGACTTTTGGGAAAAATTAGAAAGCTACATTTTGAAAGAAAAGGAAATCGACAGGAAATTTATTCCGAACTTTATCGAAGAAATCGGAGAAGATACAATCTTAGCTTGTATTAAAGAATTGAAAACTAAGTTGATTCCGTCTGAGTTTATACAACAGATATTTGACTTTGAAAAAAAGAACGACAAAAAGAATATATTATAAAAGAGGCATAAAATTGAGCGGTAATATATTAAAAGACATCACAGACTTGGGAATAGCTGTTGTGATCTGCGGTGTTTTTATAAGACAACAAAGCAAATTATTTGCACAGCAAGAGAGAGTGATTAGTGTACTTGCCAAGTTAGAAGAACAGTTAAATAGTGACACTTTGAGAGGGAAAGCACTCGAGGTAACATTAGACGCAAAAATTAGAAATTTAAGAAATAATTTGCAGACATCAATTATTAGATACATCGTTGAAAATAATCTAGAACTGAACTGGAATATTATAAAAAGAGAAATAAACATAATAGTGCAAGAAGAAAAGCATAGTTTTTTTGTGAGTTTGAAAAATGTGACAGATAAAGTCTTTTTGAAAAGTCTGATGTTAGAACTAGATGAAGAGATGGCGAGTACAGAAAGTTTAATAACGAAACTTTTAGAAGATTTGAAAGAAGAAGGAAGAAACGAGAAAGCTCTGTACGATGTAGCTAAGAGAAGTGTCGAAACTCATTTTGATCACTTTGAAGCGAGAATGATGGAAAAAGTAGATGATTTATTAAATTAAGATAGTCGGAGACGGCTATCTTTTTATTTTTCGAGGTATAATTGTATAAAAAGGAGGAAACATGGTTTATAAAGGCTTTATCATTATAAAAAAAGAAATAAGAGGTATTAGTTTTTACGAATGCAAAAAGCTAAATCTAAAAGCTAAAACATTAACTGAGCTTATTACTAAAATCAACAAAAAAGAAGGCTTGAAACCTAGCGAGATAATAGATAAGAAACGGAAAATATATTTTAATCTAAATTACAACGGCAGAGAGATTTTAGACTTCTTTGAAAAAATGAGGGAAGAGAAAGGCTTTAAGTCTAATCGAGAAGTTTTGGAGTTTTTGATAAGTTTGTATGAAATTTAAAATATTTTATAAAAAAGCATTGACAATAATATAAATGTATGGTATTATATTAGTGTAAGGGGGAACAAGAAAGGAGAGCTATAATGGGGAAATCGAGGAAAAAGAAAAAACGAAAGGAGGTAAATAAAAAAAGGAAATGGGAATTTGAAATTGAGTTTGGGTTTAAATTTCAAAACATACATTTCCTAATAAAGTTTAAAACAAAGTAG